TGTTACATTAATCTTTGTTTCTTCGTTATTCATGTGCCCCCCAAGGCTTAAATGCTTTCGCTCCAAGTAGGAATAAACCTACCATCTTCTGTCTTCGTATATGTAAGTATACCGTCTCCCATTCGCCGTGTCAATTCTTGGCTAGTAGGAGTCATGTTATTTGTTATTAATTTGTCTTTTCTTGGTTGTCCAATATGTATACTAGAAAGTATAGCACGAATATCTCTTACTTGCGATTCTGAATAATATGATCTAATTCTAAATCCACGTTCTCCATTAAGCTTTGCTCCAATTGGTGGCGGAATCATTCCTGATTTTATTAGTTTTGGCATATACTTTCTATGCCTATTGACAAGTATAGAAGTTTCTGCTACGGTGTATGCTCGCTCTCTATTGCGTCTAAAGTCAGAACGCAGACATGTTTCAAATCTGTCTTTAGTTATATTATAAAAAGAAACCATACCTGTTGATCTTGAGCTGTGATGAAACCTAACTAAGTCATTATTAAGAAACCAAATTTTTTGATTTCCTTTAATTACAGACTCGTTATTGTATTCTTCGCTCTGTATTTTTCCTTTAGCAGTAGCCATCTGCCCTCCCTACTGTTTTGCGGTGGATGATAAAATTTTCTATCCCCACAGCCAATACAATATGTTTCAATATGATTTTCAGATGTATGTTGCCTATCAATAAATATTTTTCCTTTACACCTTAAACAATTATTCATTTAGTTTGGTATACCAATAATTATTAAGTGAACTGCCAAAGAAAGATCTCCAGATGCTCCGTATCTTACTATGCCTTCAACCTTGCTAGTAGTTACTGATTTTAATATAACTGTTACATTTTGTCCCGCAGGAGTTCCACCAATGTTATATGGAGTTGCTGAAACAATTGGTGAATATTTAAAATCATCAAAAGTAAATGAAAAAGAAACTTCTGATGCTGCAGTAACAGTAGCATTATTTGCTACCTGAACATAGCCACCAACAATTTTTGTTTCTGAAGTTTTTACGCTTTGTTGACCAGAGACTCCGTTATTTATTGTAGAGTAATTGTACGTGGCAGAAGAAACTTGTGTTGCCAAGTCATTTACTGTTTCTGCCAACTGATAGATATATGTCACATCTAGCGGTTGCCCTCTTTCGGGTAGTGGTATTTTTGCCATTATCTTCCTCCTATAACATTATATCGTATGTGGACCATCTGTGTATACTTGTAAAAAATCTGAGTCTCTACTAATTGGATTTCCAAGTAAGTAAATTTCAGTTGTAAGTCTGTTTGGTTGTGATCCTTGAACTACTCCATTTATTGTGTATGTTTGAGGAATTGGAAAAGAAACACTAGTTCCCAGTACTCGCTCTAAATAAATCCAATCCCCACCATCACTTCTATCTACTTTAATCCAAACATCATACTGAGCTGCTTTTCTTATTTCATTTCCATTTTTTAAAATACTTACTGAGTCCCATGCCTGTTGAGCAATTGATCCATTTTTATTAAAGTTAATGCTATTAGATACAAACGTATAGTCTGGTTGAATTAAAAAAGTTGGAGACCAGTGTGAGGTTCTGTTTTTGTCTTCAGATATTATTCTATACCTTACGTTATATCCTTCTGTTAGTGGATCAATTGGAGGTAGATCAGAATTTAGTATTGTTGCTTTTTTAATTCCTATGTTTGCCATTATGAAACACCTATTGCAAACCTGAACTCAACATAATTTGCCGTATTAGGAGACTTTACAATTGTAACCTGGTCAGCATTTTTAATTACTGAGTATCCAGTAAGACCATATAATGCATTTACTGTAGAAACATTTTCTAATCTCATTGCATCAAACGCAACATAATAATCGTCTGAAATTACGTTAGAAACAAATGTGCTTGCGTAAACTTTAACAATTGTTACTGCGCTCCAATTAAACCCAGGAGTTGTGTATAGGTCTTGCAATTGTTTTGTAATTACATGGTATCTATTGCTGTCAAGATCATATTGTCCTGCGCTAGTACCGTTAATCATGTCTACTTCAAATCTTGCATTTTCTCCAGAATCAGTTGCATCTGAAGATGAAAACTCAACTAAAACTCTAACCCTGTCTGGAGAAGAACCAGAGGTACCATCTTTGTTTATTATAGAAAAAGCAAGTTTGATTTCATCTGTTGGTGAATTTTTTGTAAAATCTACTTGTGTTCCAGTTAAATGAATATGGTTTGATCCAGTTTCAATATAAAAATGTGTTACTGTTGTTGACCCTCCAGATACATAGGTTCCAATTTGATTACTCAAAAGTGTAAATTTTGTTGTGGTTGGTATAGTAGATACAGTTCCAGTTATATTATAGTTGACTGGATTAATGCCTGTTACTGTTACAGTATCTCCTATTTTTAGATTGTGTACTTTTGATGTTGTGTATTCAATTCTTGTACCGTTTCCAGATGCTCCAGTTATTGAAACACTTTTTGTTAGGTTTGCATCATCCCCACGTATCATTACCATGTTATTTAAAAATCTAGATCTTTCATATATGTTTGCTCTAGACTCTTTATAGAAAATACTATTGTCTGCATTTGTTTGAAATACTGGATTTGTCGTTGCAATAATATTATTATTTAATGGTGAATCTAACGCTTCAACAATAGGTAATCCTATTGATGTAGTAGTAGTTGATGTATGGTGTTGCCAGTTTTCTGTCTCACTAAAAGCTAGTATTGTTTTGCTATCGTAGGATCCTGCTGCAGAATTTATGCCAGCTGAAAATATGCCAATTTCAGATATTTCGTATCTTTCTTCTGTTGGTAGTTCTGCAGTCAATACTAATTTTGATACACCGTCTTCATTAACAAATCCCCTTGAAGAAATAGGAACCCTAAACATTTCAAAGTCAAGGGATACTTTGTCTGAATAGTCATCATAGGTTTCTAAGTTTGAAAGTGGCTTTGGTCCACAGCCAACGGCAATATAAGACGCAAAAGCAGGTGCCTGACCTAAAAGGTACTTAGCAATAATATTTTTTCCAGTATTAGTTATCAAGAGTTCAATTCTCCAAGTTCCGCCTCATATATTGTACCACTTACAATGATTTGAATTTCTATTTGATCGTCACTATTTAGGTTAATTGCATCAACAGTTATGTTGCCAAATTGGTCCATATAAACAGGGTTGTTGTCGGGGGAGTTGCTTATTGTTGGAACTTTGTCTTCTAGTTTTATTGCAAATCCAGCAAAATACAGACTTGATGTTTTTTGAAGACCAATTATATTGTTTGGGTTATATTCTTGATTAATTAAAGAAAGATTTTTTATTGGTTGATAAGAAATATTTTGACCATTAATTGTGTCAAACCTTGCAATATTAATTAATTCTTGACCGCCAATGTCTTCAAAAATAAGGTCAGTCATTACCTCAATAGGGACAGATGAGTCATCAAAAAGAATTATGTCTGGTGTAGCTACTTTTATTTTTTGGGCAGGAGTAGTTGGTGAAGATTGTGTTGGTACGTACGGCGTTGCTGAAGTTTGCTCTGTCATTTTACACCTCACTCAAATATATTGTCATTGATGGGCCATTTGAATTTCTTTGATACTCTATATTATATATAACAAATCTTACTGAAGATAATGTAACTAAGTCTGCGTCATTGTTGTCTTTGTAGTCAACCGTAACAATGTCACCAAGCTGAAGAGTAGGAATAGCAAAAATATTTAAACCAATATATTTTTTAGGCTTTAATGATTTGTTTATTAACCATCCAATAAGTTCCTGAGCATCATCTTGTGTTTGAATGTATGCAGCATCAAGGCTAAATTCATTTTTTCCATATGTCAATCTACTTAACTTAATCTTATTATATTTTTCTTGTTCTACTAATGGAGAGTATAACAATGTATCTGCTTTAAACTGTGGATCAGCCAAGTTCCCTCGTTTTTGAAAATACTCATCAACTGTTAAAGTGTGTGTAGTATCCTGAGTAAATGTAACTCCCTGAATTCTTAGGTAGTTTCCAGTTGTTTCATCTAAAACTAATGCTTTATCTGTAGCATTAAATATTAAAAACTCTGCACCGTATGAGTCAGCTTGAAATCCAGATACGGTATATCCTTTAATTCTATTAAATGTTGGAGATAATTTTGCATACAAAGCTGGATAGGCACGATCATATTTTATATCAAAGTATGCACACTCACGTAAAATTGTTCCAAATTCTTCAAAGTACATATTATATTTTGGTGGCTGCTGTGAGCTTATTCCAGAAAGATAACTTGATTGAACTATTCCACTCATGGCATATTTTCTAAATGACTCATTTGCACTAATTTCATTTTGTCCAAATATCTGCGATGATTTATCTGAAACCACTGAAACTGTATTTTGTGAATAGTTTTGTGACATAGAATATATGTTTTCAAACATGCATCTTGAAGAACCTCTTACAAACAAAGCCATGTTATTGTATATTGGAAGAGGATCTGGGTCATCAACAACTTTTATTAGTTGATTATTTATGTATAGATAAAATCTTCTTATTGATCCAACTTCTTCATATTCTACTGATAAATCATATACCGTTGAATTTTGTTCACCAGTCATTCTGTATTGTCCAGTAAAACGACCATCGTCAACTAATATGCTAGTTAGTCCTCCCCAAAGCTTAACAGGTATAGCTTCTGATGTTAACGAATCTTTTTTAATTTTATAGAAAAGAACATTGCTAATAGATATATCAGTTTCTCCATTTTTTAAATTTAAATAAGATTCAATATTGTTTTCTGTTAATGCAGCTATTTCAAAATAATATCCATTGTTTGTTTCTGGGTTTAACATTACTGCAATTCCTCCAGAACCTCCACCGATTGCTACGCTCTGACTAGGGTTTGCTGTATTTACCTGATAGTATGAAGTACTTCCTGCTGGTGTCTGAGATCTATTTTCACTGTTTTCAATTTTACCAACAACACGCATTCTTGTTCCAAAATGTCTGTATGCGTTATCAAGATTTTTATATACGTAAGAAATAAAGTCTAAAGGTTTTTCTGTTGAAGAAAATGATGGACCATTCATAACAAGTGCAGAAGATTGAATTGTTCCTGTTTGTGTTGAATTAAAAGAATTAATCTCTGTTTCTGTTTTATTTGAAACAGACATAAAGTTTTTAATTACTCCATTGCGGGTTGTTTGTTTTGCTTTTGAGTCATTGCTTCCAGCTTTTCCTAATGTTGTTGCTGGAATATTTATTTCTGATTCTGTTGTAAACAAATAATCTGATCTCATTGTGCAACCACGAACATACAGATTGTCTGACCAATAAGTTCCAATACCAGAATCATGGCTTGTAATTTTTGTTCCAAACTGGGCTCTTCCGTGAGACTGTACTGGGCCATTCTTTAGTCTGATTATTCCATCTACAGTTTCATAGTATGGCTCTGCGTAAATTCTTACAAGACCTGTTGGATAAATTTTTCCATTAAATGGCAAAGATGCAAAATATCTTTGATACTCTTGATTATCACTAATCCAAACATTTCCAATTCCAGTAACATTAAATTCTGCTGCATCATACTTAATAATT